ACTTTTATGCCGTGATCTAAATTCAAAAAGTTCTTTATGTTCAGGATGCAGATCAACAAACAATCTTGCGTAATGACTGATCCAGCCATCATCAATTTTAAATTCTTCAGTTTCACTTTTTGTCATTGCTACTTCCCACCTAATGCGATGAAAAATAGCTTTTGCAGAATACTTCTTTCTTCTTTGCGCGACTTGCAAGGCAAACTTTTCAAACAATCGATAAACTTCTGGATTTGCTTTGTTAAAAGTTTCAAAATTTATTGTTGTCCATTTACCGTTCATAAAGTTTTTCCCTTTTTTAATTACCGTAATCTTTCAACCATTCTTCAGTTGTTTGTTTTTTTGGATCTACATCTTTATAAAATTCGTCTTTTGGCAAAATTAATCCGTCAAGATCTGTTGCAGCCCACGCTTCAATTTTAATCAACAAATCTGACATAGAAATGTATTTATGCTTTCGGTCATTTTGTGTAAGTTGCAACTGATTTTTTTTGTAATTGTGTGATCTCATTGCGTAAAACTCAACCGCCATCCCTGGTACGTTGTCTATTAGCTTCGTGTTGCCTAAATTTCTAAGTATTAATTCTTTCACCGTATCTTTGTTTACCATCACTTTTGTTTTTTGCAAATGCTTGGCAATTTCTGCACACCATGCGTGAAACATTGCGTTTTGATCTAAACTCCTCATTTCAAAATCTCTTTCATGTTTTTCAAAGCAGCTAATCCAACATTTCTATTTCTTGGAGGCGGTAACGCCTCGCGCTCAAAGAACTTTGATTTTTTGACGTTCATCTCTCGTAACAGTTTTTTAAACTCTCCAAGAGTCGGCGCAAAGGTTGGATGATGGTCAACCAAAGAAAGCAGTGCTTTATCAACTTGTTCTGGCAGCTCTTTGCTGAGATGTGCGATCCACATCCTTTTCGTTTGGCTCTCGTCTTGATTCTTCCAAGCGTTCGTCGGGTACAGAACCTTGATCGTCGCAAAAATCTTGTTGATCATTTCCTTTTGTTCACCACTCCATGTTTGTCGCAAGTTCTGTTGCGGTCGGGCCATTATTTCGTTGACGGTTTCCATTTGGGTTTTCCTTTCGTGGTAAATAAACGTCTTTCCAACTGTTGACTATTGCTGTCTCAACCAAGGCGTTAACGTCATGCCCCTCACGGTGAAACTTTTCAATTTTGTTAATCAGCGTTTTCAAAGCTCTTGGGCTGTTGATGGCTTTGACCTTTTTCCTGATCGCTAGAAACTCAGTCCAAAGTTCGTCGTCTATATATATATTCTTGGTTAATGATTGGTTCAGCACCTCAGCCTTTTGTTTATGTGGCTTTGCAAGAATTGGGTGACAGCCCCCCCTATCATTAGAGACAGGGGTGTCATTCTGGACAGGGGTGTCAATTTGCAAGGGGTACTCGTTCACCCTGTAAATGTTGCTGCGTCCTTTTTTTTCCTCAACCGTGAGCAACTTCTGGGATACCAACTCTTTCAAAGCGCGACGAACGGATGCGGGAGAACACATGCAATGCTTTGCAATGTAATCCACCGAAGGCCAGCCGATACCTGTCTCTCCAGAAATGCAATCGCTTATGATTATAAGAACGAGCTTTTGTGTGCTGTTCCCAGTTTCAGCTTTTATCGCCCAAGCTGCCGCTTCAAAACTCATGCTACGGCCTCATCAAACAAAACAGTGTGTTTTTGCCTTGTCACTTTAGATATTTTCCCTGACGCTACATCAAATTGGACGTAACACAAAGTCTGAGGATCGTTCAGCCAATTTGCTACATTCTGATGAGATGTCCCTATGCGTTTTGAAAAACTAAAAACGCTGATTCCTTCAAGTTTCAAATACTCTCGTAGCGGCCTAACCATTATTTCCTCCTAGTGATTCAAGAATATTAGCCCATGCTAAAATAAATTGCAATTAGCGTTGCAAACCTTTTTTACCTTCTATATGATTAATGCAGTATCAAAAACGCAAACGAGAGGTAAAAATGACAATTAAAATAAAAGAATACAGATTTCAACCTTATCCAGACCCCTACGAACCGACACCTACCGAACTGCACCAGGAAGCATTCCAAAGTTTCTTTACTGCTAATTCTGTAGCTTGGGAAGAGTTTTTCACCCCTTCAGACTTCAACGTCAACGGCCCCAAAAATCAACCAAAAGAACATCTCTATGCGCTTCTTGGGTTAAAGCTGGCAAATTTGTACCGCCAGCACTATGAAGATGAAACAGGCGAGTTTTGGGGGGATGCGTAAATGTATTTGTACAAACAGGTTAGGTATGTAAACCGATTCGCACTAATTGCGGCAATTAAAAACGAGAGGCAAAAATAATGAAAGTATCTACTTTTGAAATATTATCAAAAATTGACTGTAATGATCACACCGAAAAAAAAGGAAAGTTTACTTATTTAAGTTGGGCTTGGGCTTGGGGAATTCTAAAAAAACATTGCCCAGATGCAACCTTTGAAAAGCATTTGTTTGACAATAAACCTTACATGCTAGATGACAACGGTTACGCCTATGTCATGGTTAGCGTAACCGTAGAAGGCGAAACCTCAACAGAAGTTTATCCAGTTTTAGACAACAGCAACAAACCTTTGCAAAACCCTAATTCGTTTTTTCTTAACACTGCATTGCAACGCGGTCTTGTAAAGGCAATTGCTTACACTGGGCTTGGTCTTTATATCTACGCTGGTGAAGACCTTCCCGAAGAAGATTCTATCAACGCAGAACAAGCAAAAACAATTACAAATCTAATTCACGAAACAAACTCAAACATGCACATGTTTTTAGAATTTGCTAAATGTAAAACTGTTGAAACTATACCAAGCAGCAAATTTAATGAAATTTATAAAAAGTTGATTCAGAAGAAAAAGATTGCGGAGGATGCGGCATGAGCAATCTTCTTTTAAACGAGATGCAGCAAGGATCTTTGGAATGGCATGAACATCGAGCCAAGTACAACAACGCAAGCGAAGCTGCAATTATTATGGACTGCGCTCCCAAATACTGGAAGACCAGCAAAAGAATTTTATGGGAACAGAAACAAGGTCTGCGCGGATCAAATGTTGACCCAAACAACCCAGCAATTAAGAACGGAAAAGAAAAGGAATCTGATGCGCTAAATTGTTTTAATAAAAATTTAAACGCAAACACGATTCCAGTTGTAGGTGTCAAAGGCACTTACAGCGCATCATTAGACGGCTTCGGAACAGACGCTGAAGGGCGAAGTATAAAGGTCGAGATCAAGTGTCCAATGAGCAGCAACAGCGAAGTCTGGAAGCTCGCTTCTCAGAACGAAATAGCTGAATACTATCACTGGCAGATGGTTCACCAGAGCCACGTAGTAGACACTGAGCAGACGTTCTTTTTTGTTTATATATCAGACGATCAGTTTTTAACTATCCCCCACCTTAGCTCACAGGAGGACACAGACGCTCTTCTCAAGGCTTGGTGGGAATTTAATGATTCTGAGCCAGATCCTGACTTTGTGACAATGGAAGACGAGCAAATGAGAGCCTGGGTAACTGACCATCAGAACTTACTACAGCAAAAAGCTCTTCTTGAAGCCAAGATTGAGCAAGTTTCTGCCTCGTTAAAAGATCGAGCTGGGGACAAAAATGTTATTAGTTTTGGCTGCAAGATTCAGACGATTAGCAGGAAAGGCTCAGTTGATTA